CCGTGCGCCCGCCGCTGCCCGTGCGCCCGCCGCTGCCCGTGCGCCCGCCGCTGCCCGTGCGCCCGCCGCTGCCCGTGCGCCCGCCGCTGCCCGTGCGCCTGACCGCTGGCCGTGCCTGACCGCTGGCCGTGCGCCCGCCGCTGCCCGTGCGCCCGCCGCTGCCCGTGCGCCCGCCGCTGCCCGTGCGCCCGCCGCTGCCCGTGCGCCTGACCGCTGCCCGTGCGCCCGCCGCTGCCCGTGCGCCCGCCGCTGCCCGTGCGCCTGACCGCTGCCCGTGCGCCCGCCGCTGCCCGTGCGCCTGACCGCTGGCCGCGCCTGACCGTGTTCACGATTCTGTCAATGTTTTCAACGCTTTAAGGGGTCTGCGCGCCTGACCGCTGGCCGTGTTCACGATTCTGTCAATGTTTTCAATGCTTTAAGGGGTCTGCGCCCGTGTTCACGATTCTGTCAATGTTTTCAACGCTTTAAGGGGTCTGCGCCCCGCCTGTGTTCACGATTCTGTCAATGTTTTCAATGCTTTAAGGGGGGCCCTCCCCCCGTGTTTGGGGCTCGCCGACCCCAACACCCACAACATGAAAAACGCCGAAAACTTTGCAAAACATTACAGAACTCACACCACTCCACTCAAAACATTGACAGAACTCATATTCTGACCTAAACTCACACCATGACAGAACCGACTCCCACACGGGCTTACGACTTGCTCGAAACCATTGAAAAAACGATGGTGGATGAATATGTCCTATTCGCCGTTAACGAACAGAAGCGAAAACACGAGCGCATCGACGTGGCGTTGGCGTTGCCCATTCCTTCCGAATACATCAGGCGTTCTAGAAACGCTCTCTATCGTCCTCTAATCCTCGCCGCGATTGCTGAAAAAATTAAAGAAGCGTCCGATCTTGAGGACATCAGCCCTACGAAAGTCGTCAAAGAACACGCAGCCATTGCGTTCAGCAATCTCGCTGATTTTTTGGAGGAGGCTCCTTTCGGAGACGTTAAGCTGAAAAAGCTGTCCGGCATTTCGTCCGACAAGCTCGGAGCTATTAAAACGATTGAAACGAAGCCGGGGCCTTTTGGCCTTTCTACGAAAATCGTTCTCCACGACAAAAGAGCGAGCTTGGACGCTTTGAGCGACATGATGGGGCTTGTCGCGCCCGACAAACCGCCTGTGCTGGAAGGGTATGTCACAACGCTGGGGGACAAAAAGAACGACGCGCTGACGGACGAACGCGACTATGTAGCGCTTTTAGAGCATCTTGATGCGTAGCCTCGTGGGATGGAACAAAGAGGTTGACTGCTTGCAGGCCGTTAGCAGACCCTCTGTCACGGGGAAAACGAACTGGCCTCCTGACTATTACAAAGTTTGGCGATGGCGCGCAGCCGCGCTCGCTAAACTCAACGACAACCCGTCCAATGTGAGAGCGGCGAAGGCTTATTACGCCGCGCGACCCGCCGAGTTCATTCTGGACTGGATGGACACTTATGACCCGCGCCGCGCGAACAACAGGTGGGTGCCGTTCGTGCTGTTTGAAAAGCAAGCGGAGGCCGTAAGGTTTCTTCAAACGCTCGACGAGGAGCAGGAAAGCGGGCTGGTGGAGAAATCCCGCGACATGGGCATGACATGGGTGGCGTGCGCCTACACCGTGTGGTGCTGGCTGTTCAAAGAAAACGATGCGACAGGCTGGGGGTCGCGCAAAGAGACGCTCGTGGACAAAATAGGCGACCCCGACAGCATCTTTGAGAAATTGAGGCTCATTCTTAAACGCCTCCCGCCGTGCTTCATGCCAAAGGGGTTCTTGTGGAGCAAACACGCTGGGTTTCTCAAAATCATCAATCCTGAAAATGGGTCGGTCATTGCGGGCGAGGCGGGCGACAACATCGGGCGCGGCGGACGTAAGAGTAGGTTCTTCAAAGACGAGAGCGCGCATTACGAACGACCGGAGAAGATCGAAGCGGCTCTGGGCGACAACACCAATGTCCAAATCGACATTTCGTCCGTCAACGGGGTCGGCAACATCTTTCATCGCCGCAGACAACACGGCGTGGAGTGGAACGAGAACGCAGCTTTGCCCAAAGGCCACACGAGGGTGTTCGTCATGGACTGGCGCGACCACCCGCTTAAAACGCAAGAGTGGTACGAGACGCGCAAAGCCAAATATGAACGCGAAGGGCTCCAACATATTTTCGCTCAAGAGGTGGACAGGAACTATTCGGCTGCGGTGGTCAACACCATCATCAGCTACGAGTGGGTGCGCGCAGCCGTGGACGCTCATATCCATATTCCTTACATGGCTGAGGCACTCGCGGCCATGGGCGGCAAGCAATGGACAGCAGGGCTGGACGTGGCCGACGAGGGCGAGGACCGCAACGCTATCACGCTGCGCGAGTGGGTGGTGTGGCGACACTGCGAGGAGTGGGGCGAGCGCGACCCCGGCACGACAGCCCGCCGCGCCATCGCAGCGTGCCTCCCCTACGAGGGGCGCATCAACTGCCAGTACGACTGCATCGGCGTGGGGTCAAATATCAAATCAGAGTACAACAGGCTCACGCAAGACGAGGGACTCGCCAACGTCAAACGCATACCCTTCGTGCCATGGCACGCAGGCGGAGCCGTGCTCTATCCTTATAAACATATCATCGACGAGGACAGCCAAAGCCCTGTGAACAAAGACTTTTTTGACAACCTTAAAGCGCAGGCGTGTTGGGCCATTCGTACGAGGTTCTATAAAACCTTTAAAGCTGTGACAGAGGGTGTACAATACGACCCGAATGAGCTAATATCGCTCGACAGCAGGATGCCTTTGCTCGAACAACTGTGCAGCGAGCTTATTCAACCGAGACGGGGAGTGTCAGGGCGTTTGAAAATGATCGTAGATAAAAAACCGAACGGGACGAAATCACCCAACTTGGCTGACAGCGGCGTGCAGGCGTTTTTTCCACTTCCGCAAAACGATTCAACCATCGAGGTGGGTTCCTATGGCCACGATTGATCTTTCCGCTCGCGCTCAAGACATTGCCAGCATGGTTCCCTACTGGGACAAGGTTGATGCTATCGTGGAAGGCTATGAAGCCGTTAAAGCGTTAGGACAAACAATGTTGCCTAAGTTTCCTGACGAAAAAGACGCGGATTATGCGTTTCGTCTGGCAAGCTCAAAGTTCACAAACATTTATCGCGACGTTCTCGAAGGTTTAGCAACAAAACCTTTCGAGGAGGAGGTTACGCTCATTGGTGGAAACATCCCGGAAAATGTCATGACGTTCGTTGAGGATGTTGACGGCACGGGAAACAATCTGACGATGTTTTCGGCGTTGACGTTTTTTAACGGCATCAATTTCGCGATTGATTGGATATTCGTCGATTATCCGACGGTTGACGTTCTTAAACCACTAACGGTTGCAGAAGCTAAGGCCCGAAATCTCAAACCTTTCTGGTCGCACGTCCTTGCTAAAAATGTTCTTGAGGTTCGAACAACCGTTATAGGGTCTAAGGAAGTTATTTCTTACATCAGGGTTCTTGAACCGGCGTACAACGGAGGACCGGAGAGGATTCGTGAGTTTTCGCGCAGTTTAAGCAACGAGGTGACGTGGAAACTGTATGAACGCAACATCAACGCTGTCAAAATCGAAGATGCGTTTTTCGAGATCGACGGAGGAACGCTTTCAATTCCGGTTATTCCTTTCGTGCCTTTCGCTACAGGTCGGCGTGACGGCAGAAGCTTTAAGTTTTTTCCGCCTATGCGTGACGCTGCCGATCTACAATGCGTTCTCTATCAAAATGAATCTGCTTTAGAGTTCATTAAAACGATGGCGGGCTATCCGATGCTTGCCGCAAACGGCATGAAACCAAAAATGACGGCAGATGGAAAAACACCGGAGCGCGTCGCTATCGGGCCTATGAAAGTTCTGTACGGTGTGCCGGACGGGAACGGAAATCACGGCGAATGGAGATTTATCGAACCTAACGCGAACTCGATGGAGTTCTTGCAAAAGAACATTGACAAAACCAAACAGGATTTACGCGAGCTTGGCCGTCAGCCGCTCACCGCGCTTTCAACGCAGCTTACGACTGTTACGACATCTATCGCGGCGGGGAAAGCTCGTAGCGCGGTGAGCGCATGGGCGCTGGGGCTTAAAGACGCGCTTGAAAACGCTCTTAAAATCACAATGATGTGGATGAACAGCGACTATGAACCCGAAGTGAATGTTTTCACTGGGTTTGATAATGTTGCTGACGACGGTTCGGACCTTGAGGCTTTAATCAAGATGAGAGAAGCGGGCGATCTCTCTCAAGAAACCTTATGGTTTGAAATGAAGCGGAGAAAAGTTCTTTCACCGGAGTTTGACACTGAAAGCGAACGCAACCGGATACTGGAAGAAATCCCTTCTTACGATTTTGACAACTTAACGAAAGGCCCGCCAAATGAAAAAGAAACTTAAACTTCTCACGTCTGCTATTGCTTTCAACAATTCGGGTTGGAAGCTGGATGATAACGGCGCAATTGTCGTAAAAGACGGAAACCCTGTTTTCGTCGATTCTTCCGGTCGTGAAATGACAATGGCCCAAGACACCATTGCTCGTTTGAACGGAGAAGCGAAAGCACACAGGGAGGCTAAAGAAGCCCTTGAGTCTCGGCTTAAATCCTTTGAGGGTCTTGACTCTGAAAAGGCGCGAAAGGCTGTTGATTTAGTGGCCAAACTCGATGCCAAGCAACTCATTGACGCTGGTAAAGTCGATGAGGTTAAGAATCAAATCACGCAACAGTTTCAGACGCAACTCACCGAGAAGGACGGGTTGATTAAAACGCTCCAATCGAAATTGGATGATATGGCGATTGACAGCGTGTTTTCTAACAGCGACTTCATCCGTGATAACATCGCCGTCCCTCGCGATATGTTTGTTTCTTTTTTCCGTCAGAACTTCAAGGTTGAAGACGGGAAGGTTGTCGCTTATGGGCGAGACGGCAACAGGTTGATGAGCAAAGCTAATATGGGAGAGTACGCTTCCGCAGAAGAAGCTCTTGCGTTGCTAGTCGATCAACATTCCCAGAAGGAGATCATTCTTAAAGCTGATGTTGGGAGCGGGAGCGGGAGCCAAGGCGGCGGTGGCGCGCGCGGCGGCGGTAGAACTGTCAAACGTGCTGATTTTGAAAAAATGAATCCTGTCCAGAAAACGGATGTTTTAGGCAAGATTGGAAAAGGTGAAATGGTGTTGACAGACTAAAGAACAATCGTTAAGATTGCTTTGTTGTTTTTTGGATGAAAAACAACGCATCGGCTGGATGGCCAAACGTGTCAATCAACCGGTGCGTTGTTTATCTTCGCACCACAAACATGAGGTGCGAAAATGGCTAATACTCTTACAGGTTTAATTCCCAGCTTGTATGCTGGTCTGGATGTTGTTTCTCGTGAGCTTGTCGGATTTATTCCTTCGGTTACGCGGGACGCTTCCGTTGAACGTGCAGCCGTTAACCAGACCGTGACGTACCCTGTCACGCCTACTGGTAATATGTCGGCCATCGCTCCTGCCATGACGGTTCCTGAACCCACCGATCAGACCATTGGTTACGACACGGTGACGATCAGCAAGTCTTATGCCGCAGAGTTTGGTTTTGTCGGTGAGGAACGTCTTGGCTTGAACAGCGGCCCCGGTTTTTCAACCGTTCAGGCCGATATGTTCGCTCAAGGTCTGCGTGTTCTCGTCAACGAGATCGAATCCGATCTGGCTGATGCGGCATATAAAGCTGCTTGTCGCGGCTATGGAACTGCTGGGACGACACCGTTTGCGTCAACCGTAGGCGATTCGGCTCAAGTGCGTAAAATCCTTGACGACAACGGCGCGCCTTCCAGCGAGCGTTCTCTCATCATCAATACGGCAGCGGGGGCGAATCTTCGTACTCTCTCCAATTTGACGAAAGTGAACGAAGCTGGTTCGGCTATGGGTCTGCGTGACGGCGAGCTGCTTAATTTGAACGGTCTTTCGATCAAAGAATCTGCTCAAGTTAAGACGCACACCGCCGGTACGGCCACGAGCGCGACGACCAACACGGCTGGTTATGCTATCGGTGCGACGACGATTACGCTCGCGTCCGCCGGTACAGGAACCATCCTTGCTGGCGACTACATCACGTTTGCCGGTGACACGAACAAGTATCTTGTTCTGACTGGCGACAGTGATGTGTCTGGTGGCGGAACGGTTGTTCTTGCGTCGCCGGGCTTGCGGGTGGCCATCGCTGCTTCGGCTACCGCCATCACGGTGGTTGGAACGTCCGCTCGCAATATCGCCTTCCCTCGGTCGGCTATCTTGCTTGCTGCTCGCGTTCCTGCGCTACCG